GTATTACGCTCTGGTTGTACAAAAGTATCTACTCGTCTAGCCGCAACTTGGTAATCTGGCTTAGTTGATACGTTGCGCCAGTTTAAAGATTGTTCAATTGAAGTTGCCATTAATTTATCCTATTTATAATGCTGGTGCGACATTACCCACTATCTGAAGGCCAGTTGCAGTATTGCTAGAAGCTGATACAGAGTTAATACGTGATTGCGCTGAAGACCTTACGCCTTTACGATCAAGACCAAACTGGTCTACATTACGATCAAGGTTCTGTAAGATTGTTGATTCTGTTACAAGCCCCTGCCTCATAATACTCTGCCCTACTGCATCATTATTTAACATACCACCAGAGTTGATAGCAGCCATGTCAGCTCTCGCTAAAGCTTGTTGTACTTTTGTGGCGTTATCAAGCTTCTCTCCTGCTGCTTTCTCTTGCATTTGTGACTCTTGTAAATTTATTTGTTGATCTTGTTCCATAGCGGCGATGTTAGCGTTTCTCGCATTCATCTCAGCGGAATCATTTTGAGCTTTTGCACTCATTACTGTACCGCCAACTGAAGCGGCTAAGGTTGCGGCAGTACCTAATGTACCCCATGCTGCTGTTACTGCTGCTGCGGGTGTTATTGCTGCTGCGGTTCCAGCGGCTACTGCTGCCGTACCGCCCGCTCCGCCCATGATGACGGGTATTGCTGCTAATAAAGGTGGACACATTTTTTAATCCTCACGAATTGGATAAAGGGTTCTTTCCCTACTCCATATTCTTTTTCTAATTTTATAAACTCGAATCCTAATGACTTGAGCCATCGCCTCGATATAGTATTATCTGCGTGTACGTAGTTAAGGAGAAGAGGGTATCTTTCAATAATCTCATCTACCCACTGCTTTGCTACTGGCAGCATGGTACGTTTAGTTTGTATTAACTTGTCTGTACCAAGCATCCAAGGTAGGGCAAAAGATCCATTGTTAGTAACACCAAACATCGCCACAACACTCCCATCTTCATGGATAATGCTATTACACTCTGTAGAGTACTTGTATGACTCTGCAAGAGCTTCGTAGGGTTTAAAGCCATGACTAGCCATAACTTCCTTAGCGTCCTGTGAACGCATGTTAGGAGCCATCTCACGGCAATCCTCGAACCTTGCGGGTCTGTAGTGGTGTCCCATGTTTATATCCTTTTATTTCGTAGAGTTACGAAGGCTTCTACCTCAACATTTTGGAACGTGCTGGGTAGGTGACTGTCGTTAGTTAAAGTTATATCTGTTGTTGCTGCTTGAGACTGTATACCAACTTTAAGTGAACCGTCTTCAACCACAGGAGAGAATCCTAAGATGTTAGTAGATTGCCCTAAGATACGACCAGTAAAGTTAGTTACTTTATCTGTTCTACCTGTTGATGCAACAGTTGCCTCAAAACTACCTGTGTTGGTGTAGTTGAAAAGCATACTTCTTAACTGGTAACGAGCCATACGTGTGGGATCCTTATCACCTGCTTTAAACACTTGCTCGGAAAGTTTGTATTTAAAGATATAAGGTTCTCCAGCGGTAACGTAATTGTTTACGAGGACTCCATTTTCTTTATGTTGTTTATTGTTTATAAAGTTTACAACCTTGTCCTTTTCAGCGTCTGTGTTACCTATAGCTATAACATCCCCTTTATGGTTTATATACTGGGAGGCAGTAGTAGAAGCAAACTGAGCATCAAGGTCAGATATATTGAATTCACTATCACCTTGAAGTTGAGTTACCTTAACTCGGTGGTCTAGTAATACGTCACTTGCTTTTGCAGAGGTTTCTACAGCAGTCTCAGGGATATTAATAATTAACTCCTCTGTCGGAGAAGTAACATTTAACCAATCAGTATACTCCTGCGCTGTAAGCACAAGGGTTGTAGATATGTGAGGAAAGTTTACGTTACCCAAACCCTGCCAATTAGGGATAGGTATAGTGTGTCCACCCACTGTAATTGAGGTAGGCAGTTGTGCTGGTGTAGCTGGGTTTGTTACACCGCCCGTTACACTTAATAATCCTAGTTGAATATACATACCATAAGTACTGGCTAAGGTGTTCTTGTAAACATAAACAGCCTGAACATCTGAGTTAGAAGTAGACCCCACAAGAGGCACATCGCCTACAACTGTATTTACTCCTTTAAGAGTATGAGGAACACCGTTAAAGTCCAAAGTAGCTGTACCTAAAGTAACTGCACTAGAGAATGAGTTAGTTTCGCTATAAGTTATATCGACATCATTAAAGGCTAAAGATATTTCTTCAAAACCACCATCACTAAAGATCACGGTTAATTCAGCATTGTTAAAAAATACGTGGTTTATCTCTTTATCAAATACCCACTTAGACCAAGAACTTTGAATTCGTTCTTCACTAGAGTTGTACCATCTGTACACGTAACATTCTTTCTTATTGGCCTCAGTCAAACAAACGAGCATGTCTTCATTAGAAGACGCTATCATTTGTCTTACTGTACCGTTTAAATACTCAGGAACGTGTGATGTAATAGACGGAGCATCTTTGTTCTCAGTCTCATCTTTAGTAAAGAACTCTCGGACACCTGAGTAGTCACCACTCTTAGTAGTGAAGAATACACTTGTTCCTGCACCAACGGGAGTCGATGTTAAATCACACTCATACTTTGTTGATTGATCTACAATAACCTCTGAGGGTGTTAAGAGCGAGTCAGCAGATAGAGTAAACTGTGTTAAATCGGAGAAGAGTATTAAATCATCTTGAGCAGGTACAGCAGCTTTAAGTATAGATACCTCATTCTGGCTAACCGCTAAATCAATAGGAGCTGTATCAAGTAAGCTTCTTACTGTGACTCGGAAGAAGTTAAAGTAACTACTGGCTTCACTAAAGATAACATTCTCATCTGATAGGAAACCTAAACGATTACGGTGGAAGAACACACTGTTAATTTTACTGCCAACAAAACTTGGGAACGGGTTTGTATCTTCATCGCCGCACTTTCTTTCATCCCATGTACTTGCACCAAAAGTAAAACTTAGGTCAGCATTCTGTGATAATGTGTGAGGCATTGTTGCTGTGTCAAACGTGTGGTAGACAGGTGTGTTAGGGCGTGAAGGTGCTGCACATTCTTTCCATGTACCTGCTGTATTTGATCCTTCATACGTAACGTAAAAGTCATCCTCTTTCTTCTGGTTATCTCCATTAATTTGTATAGTAAAACCATCAACACAGTATTGGGGAAGAGATATAAAGTTTTTACACCGATCTTTAAATCCGAATAAATCATTACCGCCGTTATCATCATCTACTTTAATTTTAAAATCAGCATCATTAGCGCCTGTTGTTTCTATAACAACAAAAGGGTTTCCTGATTCTCTCTTTTTAGTAAGTCCTTGTGCAATTAAAGCTGAATCAGCTAGAACGACTTGGTTGCCGAGTATATCTGGACTTACGGTAGAACCTCCTGCTGTAATATCAAAGAAATCACCTGTTTTTAAACCCTGTACTTCGTAATGTGCATCTCCTCCACCTCCATCTAGTGTGGTAGCTTGTCCATACGCCCCACTCCAAGTATCATCAGCAGCAGTTAAAGGATCATTATCTCTACTTACCCTCCATTTGTAATCTTTACCGTAGTTCATTACCTTCATGTAAATGATAGCTTCATGCGGTCTTACAAAGGAAGGAGTCGTAGTATTCTTTGCAACTACTTTATCTTTATTAACAAAGAACGTGTAATCCGCAACAGAGGTTGCAGTTACTTGTGTGCTATTGATAGCATCAGTACCTAAGTAAGCAGCTAGGGTTGTGTTATCACTGTTATCAGAGTCTGTTATTTGCGTACCAGTCGCATCCCAACTTGCTACACCAGACTCGTATCTAAGACTGCCCTCAATATCGTATACATACATCTTAGGGACTACAGGATCAGTCACAACTGTGTACTGTTCAAACGTGCTTCTCTTATAGGTATGGAAATGGGATCTGTTAAGCTCAGCAACACTGAGGTAAGCTGTACCTGTTGGAGATGTTTTCTTTAACTTATTCTTTAATCGTGTAGGTGGACGTTTCTTCAATCCATCAACAATATCAGAGAAACCGTTTTCCTGTGCTTCTGCTTGGCTTGCTAAACGCAAAGCGGGCGGTTGTTGAGAAACCCCGTTAATGAGGTTAGGGATATTTTTAGAAACTAACGTCATGTTAAATCACCTTTGTTCCACTGGAACGATCAAGCACACGAGTAGTGCCATAATCATCAAATATATTATAATCACCGTTATCCCCTTCCATCTCTCGGAGGGAGAATAAGGCTTCCTGTTCGTCATTCCTGTTCATTGCTGATAGTGAATCACTACCAACTACTCGCTCTTGAAAGATGCGGGCAGCTTTAACAGTAACGTAGCGTCTTGCTACTTCAGGACATACTTCAAAATCTAGTAGGACAACCACATCAAGCTTGAGAGGGGTGCCTATGTTAAAACTATGTTTAATCTTATCGTACATCTTGTTGCCACGTTGTACGTATTCTTGCTTAGTGCTTCTGTACTTTGTTACAGAGTTAGCTAAATCAGCTCTAAGAATTTCTGTAGGAAGCACAACATTACCGCTAGTGTCAGCAGCAACAGTATAATCTGGTTCCGAGTTAAAGTTCCAGCCGTGAGCTTGGACGCTTCTTGACACTTCATTGAGAATTGTCTCAGCAGTATCGGCATCTACTAAGCCAGATGTTAAACTGTTTACTGGTGCTTCACCAATAGTAGACAGCATGGAATTTACTGCTTCCAGTTTTGTTGTAGGAGTTGTCATGTTTACCTCAATGAAAAAATAAAGAGAGAAACACCCCCGAAGGGGTGCTCTCAACCACAATTAAGCTGCGGTAATCAATTTAACAGCACACTCAGGACGTAATGAGTCGTGACCCATTGCGTAGCGAGCTACCATTAGTGTACCTTGTCGTGAAACTTGGTACTCTGACTCAACACCTAAGTCTAATAACTTAACTGTTGCAGCAGCGTCTTTAGTAAATACTAAGCCTTTAGAACCTGTAGGTAGGTTGTTAGACATGTATACTTTAGCGCCACCGATTTGTGGAACAGTACCAGTGTTCAAGTTACCACCAGAGCCGAAGTCTGAACTCATCACGCCAGCAAGGTTAGAAACCGAACCAGTAAACAAGCGGTAGTAAGTATCAGCATCTAATACAACATACTTC